TCTCTCTCTCTCTCTCTCTCTCTCTCCTTGAATGGTCATGGGCAGGCGCAAGCCTGTCCGTGGCCATGGGAACACAAGCTTGGGCTTGTGTCCTTAACAAGGGAGAAATCATGAACAACTACCGCGTGGTCGTGGAGTTCACGGACGTGGACATTGAGGGCATGCGCTTCACGAATCGTGTGGTGGACTGGGTGGACGCCAGAAACGCACACATGGCGTGCCTGCTAATCGGTGCCCAGTTCTGGACCTACGGGACAGATAACATCACCAACGTCTACGCAGAGCTGGAGACCGACTGACATGGACTACCCTGAGCTTTGGTTCAATGTCATCTTGGATGGCGAGCGTGTCAATGGTGTCAGCGGAGTCGGTGCCGAGGCAAGGTGGATATACGAGCGTTTCGAGCTTGACGTGGACGGCCAGAGCTTCCAAGCGGAGCGCTACACCACTGAGGCCCGTACTGTGAAAGACCTGTATGTCTTCAATGAGGCCACCGAGGAGTGGACGCTCCTGTGGAGCGAGGATCTGCAAAACTTGTGATCACCTCTAGCCCCAACCATGGGCGACCGTGGCGGGGGTTATGGGTGCTCAACAGAGCACTCGAACGAAGGAGAGAATGATGAAGACCTACAGTGTGTGGTACCGCAAGGCACGTGCGGGTGACGATCACGACTATCTGTTCGTGTCGGGGGTTTCTCTCCGGCAGGCAGACTGCATCATACGAGAGCTTCAGGCGGAGTTCGGCGTGTTCCACGCTTGGGCGGAGGAGGACTAGTGAACACCTACACCATTTGGGTGTGCCAGGTGTGCATGCTTCACCACGCCAACGGCGAGTGTGGGGACTGCTACGCCGAGGAGGGCCACGACCGTGAGCCGTTCAACCTGTACCACCCCAAGGACATCACCATGGGCTTGCTGGACGAGCTGCACGACTGCATCCTTGATAGAGATGGCAGCGCTATCGAGTGCGGCTGCGAAGAGCGCGGCTTCTCTTGGTCATCATGCCAAGGTTGCGGAAGCACGCTCGGCGGAAGTCGCTACGCGTTCACCGCGTGGGAGAGCTGAGCAACCAAATGTCGAAACCCTGGGAAGGGTCTGCGGGAAATAGCCTACCCGCACCGATGAGACAGGCTAAGGAGAGAAGATCATGCATACCACAATCACCCACGTGTCCACCTGGATCGAGCCGGAAACGGTGATCGATTCAACCGCCACCCTGGGGTACTCCGTGCTGGAACTCGGGAAGGGCAACGGTCGGGTGGATCTGTTCTTGGGGCACACGCCCAAGGGGGTCCTGGAGACTGTCGAGCGTCTGATTGACGAGCTGAACATTCTTCGCAACCAGGTCATCAAGAACCTGGAGGCCTGACCGTGGCTCTGTCGCGTAAGCACTACGTCGAGATCAGCAACACTATCCGTGGCAGCTATGAAATGCATCTCAGCACTGAGATGCACCCCCGGGAAGTGCAGAACTACGTTTTGCAGGGTTTGGCTGCACAACTGGCGTGGGCATTCTCGCAGGAGGACACGGAGTTCAACCGCAACGAGTTCATGGCCGACTGCTTCCCGAGGGTGGGTGTCTGATGTCAGATCGTGTGACACACCACGTGGCCCTGTGGTTCCAGAACGACTATGGGCTGTACAAGGGCGGTCAGGGCTACGCAGACGACCCCGAAGCCTTCAAAGAGTGGGCAAGGGAGATCCTCACCTACGACATGCCCAAGGGTTTGGGCTTGTCGGTCCTGCTGGATCTGCTGAATCTGGTAGATTGGCGCGAAGTGGCAGACAGCTTGAGGGAGGACTGATGGACCCGAACGCCGCGCTGCAAAACATCCGGGACGAGATCATGAATCAGCATGATCTCGCTGACAACGACCTCGATCCAGACCCGTACGGCCTGGACAGACTCATGGATTCCATGGAGGCCCTGGACCGATGGTTGTCCAAGGGTGGCTTCCCGCCGAAAGCCTGGCAGACGCTAGACCGCAAGTGAGCTGAACGTGCTGATTGCCTAGAGCCCACACCCGAAAGGGTGTGGGCGACTGGTTGTCTGCATTGTGCAGATGCAAGACAAGGAGGGAAGATCATGGATGTGCGCATGGTTCGTGCGTTGCTGGCGGTCATGAACGCCGACCCCAACAAGCCGGAAGGCCACGAGTGGTTTGCTGAGGTTCAGCCGGTGTCCCCGTGGTCAACAGAGAGGGGCGTCAGTCTGCGGCTGCAATTCTGGCTGATGTCCGATGTGTACACGATCGAGCAGGCTGGTGTGGTTGAGGAGTTGATTTCTCAGTGAAGCCCAACCACACCGATGAAGGTGTCATCACCCACATTGAGCACCACCACTACACCACACAGGGAAACCCGGTATTCAGGGTCTACCTGGACAACGGGAATGCCTACTACACCAAGTCGAACAGCTTGGTGAACGTGGACATCCTGTCTCCGGCGTTCCGGGGCTCCATTGTTCGCCTGCTGTTGACTGAGGCACACCGTATTTGGGACATCAGCGTTATCTGAAGGGTTTCAGGTGGTGCCACTCTGTGGCACTGCCGGTGATCAATCAGTGTGGTTGATCTGCTTCAAAGGAGAATGACGTGACGTTGATCGGACACACGTGTCCTCCGTGCCCGCTGTGCGGGACAGCCACTATCTTCACGGTGGAGTCTGAGGCTCTGGAACAGTGGCGGAACGGACGGCACATCCAAGACTGCTTCGGCCACTGGTCCGAGGATGACCGAGAAACCCTCATGACGGGCTACTGCCCGCAATGCTGGGAAGAGGCCTTCCCGGAAGAGGAGGAGATCGACGAGGAAGCCGAGCTGGACGAGTGGGAGGCCACCTACGGGCGGTATGATGCCATATACGAGAATACGGCGGACTTCGAATCAGACCTGCTGGACATGGCCGACGACTACACCTACGACACGGATTGGTACGTGGACTAATGGGGCTCTGGGATGAGCTTTACTCAATCGGACTCGGCTGTTTGCTGGTCCTGGTCCTTGTCTTTATTACCAAGTCCGGGAGACGATAATGCACCCTGAAGTGGCAGCACTCGTGGCAGAGCGCGAGCTTCGCAGTCAGCACAAGTACACGCAGCGCTGGAACAAGTCCGACAGCTCAGACGAAGCGGCCTGGACCGCGCACGACAGGAACCACGAAAAGCAGTTGGGCATCCCCTACGGGATCTGCCCACTGTGTCACCCGGAGGGGGACTGATGCACACGTTCGTGTACGAGGTGGAGTACCAAAAGGACTACTCGGTCTGCCACCTCGTGTACAAGTCCGAGGTTCTCGCGGACGACTGGCATGAAGCCGTGGGCTTCATTCAGGGGCACATCCTCCGGCTGCTGAACGGCGCGGTCATCAAAATCACACTCATCAAGGAGGTCTGATGCACACCATCAGCATCCAGGCGTCGTCCAACGGCTACCGGTGGAAGTGCTCTTGCGGGCAGTTCGGCAACGAGTACGGTACCGAGCAGCATGCTCGTGAGGTCGGCTTGAGGCATAAGCAGTACGCGGAGGAAGAGAAGCCGGACTACAATCGAGACGACAAGCACCTAGGTTACTGAGAGAATGAGGATGCCCCTAGCCTTTCGGCTAGGGGCTATCTTACTTTCACCAGTTCTTTTGTTTCGACCATCCGGAACCTGTCGGGGGGATGAAAAGGCTAGACTTCTGCTGCTCTTCAAGAAGCCTGGCCACCAGCTCGGTAAGTTGCATGGATGCCTCTAGCACATCCTCATAGGACTTGATGAGGCGGGGAACGAAGTCCACCAGTATCTCAACCTCACGCCAGGGAACGCCATCCCAGTCCCAATGCTGGTTCTTGTTGTCCAGGGCCGTAACAAGCGTTGCCGCAGCCTCCCTGAGGCTGTCCAGATCATTGACCAGGACGACTTCATCTGTGCTCTCAGTCATCGTAGTATCCGATCTCGGCAAGAACATCTCCGATGTTCTCGTGTGCCTCTCTGATTAGCTGGTCGTCTGCAAGGTCACTTTGGCCAAGCTCTTCGACCAGCGTGTCATAGGCATCAATGAGCTTGTCCAGATCCTCGCGCCCGAACAAGATTCGCTCGCTCACTTGTAAAACTCCTTAGCTACCATGTCGCGAATCTCCGAAACAAGCTGGGCAATGCCTTCAGCATACAGCTCGACCTTTGCCAGGTTGCCTGCCTCGGCGTACATGATCAGAATTTCTGCCGCATGGATCAGGTCATAGTCTTTGCTGTTGAGATCAGTCATCGTAGTCTACCCACTTGATCGTAATAGCAGGCTTTGCCTTCACGCGCTGCGCTTCGATGCTGTCTGGGTCGCCATAACAGTACCACCAGGGGATTTCGGCATGTTCACCCTTTACCTCGGCCACGAAGACGGCCCAAACGGTGTCGTCTGAAACATCCTCAAACACATAGCGCCACACCACATACCAGCGATGCTCATCCTCCTCATCACGGGCAAGCCGATGTCCACCATAGCGGGGGTCGGGGTCAAGCGCTCTCATTTCCTCAAGCTGGTCTGCTGTGTAAACACGCCTGTTCTCAGTCATCCTTGCCTCAGCTCAAACGCCAGGTGCTTGTCATACGCTCGCTCTTGGATGTACGCCTTCATCAGCAGCCCCTGTAGTTCATACAGGATTATGGCGGGGTCCTCCCCCGCGTGGTCTGCCAGTGACGCCGATATGGCGTCACGGAACATATCGATTAGATCTTGGGACTCCGCCTCGCCCAGCAAGCTCATCCTTCACCGTCCCATGCGTTCCTGGTGGCTGCCTGGCTGGCAGCGTTGCTGATGCTCCGGCGGCGTGGCAGCGGGTTCTCTCCACCCAAATACATCCTGAGCTTGTCCAGTAGCCTGTTGACCCGCTGTTTGGCAGCGGCCTCTGAGATGCCCAGCTTGCTGGCGACCACACTGCGGTCATCCTCGAATGCCCACCTGATCATCTGTAGATCCGCCATGGGTAGCTGCCGAAGAGCCTCGTCGATGTCCATCCACAGGGCGCGGTCTGGATACTCGAACTCGTATGCCTCCCCAGTCTCCCAGGAGTTGAGGATGACGGGAATGGTCTCGCGCAATGTGCGCTTGCTGTAGAAGAACAAATCCTCTGGCTTGTAGCCGAGAACGCTGGCTTTTTCACGCTGTGCGTAGGCACCCGCTGTGCGGACCATCTCCTTAACCAGGCCTGTGAAGTTGCCCCGGGCCTCATACCTGTTGTACTTGTGCGGCTTCTCCAGCAGATCGAGCCAGCAGACCTGTACTAGATCTTCCAGCTCCACGTATCCGTGGCAGCCCGCACGGCCCTGCCGTGCACCCATTAGGATAGCCTTGCCTATGTCTTCCTCGGATAGTGGAGGCGCCGATACGGCGCCTCCCGTCTCACCCTCGAACTGTTGAGCCATTGAGCCTCTTGACGTCTCGGAACCAGCCGAAGCACGACTGGCATTGGTACTGGTTGTAGATCCCTGTCGCGAGTTGCCGCGTCCCACGCGACTGAAAGTGCCCGCTGCCACACTTGGGGCAGCCCTTGATCTCTGGATTCTCGTCGTACAAAAGAACATTGGGGTGCGAGGGAATCCACGGCAGCATGCGGTTGTACAGCTCTTCTGTGATAACCGTGTCCGTTTCACAATACTGCTGGAAGCGCTCCCACGCTTCCGGATCCCCGTTCATCACCTTCGGCCAGAGTGGGAAACCCTCATGCTTGACCTTCTGGCCGATCTCCAACTGCTGAACGATGTAATCCAGCTTGTTGGACAGGAACCGGAACTGCTTCTTGGCGACCTTGTAAAGGTCAACCTGCTCAAAGGGAGATGGCGGTTTGAATCCCGCCATCCACAGCTCGCGTCGGATGTGAGGCACATCGAAGGACTGTCCGTTGTAGTGGACAACCACGTCGGCTTCGTCCAGAACATCCCATACCTCTTGGAGCATGTTCTCGCCACGGTGGAACTGTACTGGTTCGCCGTGCCACTTGGTGGCCATACACAGCATGTATGGGTCTTGCACCACCTGGTCGATACTGTGGTTCTGGTTGTACATGCCGAAGGAGTAGACGATGGCTGGTGCTGTCTCGATGTCCAGGGTGACGACCCTCATCCAAGCATCAGGTTGATTGCGCAACCAACCAGGACTCCGAAGACTATTCCCCAGGCAAGCTGCTCATACCACTTCACTTGATCTCCCCGCTGTCATAGTCCGGAAGGGTCGCAACGAACGCGCTTTCCTCATCGTCATTGTCAAACCACTTGGCCCCTCTGCTCAACTGTGCCACATGGGCCGCCTGAGCGGCCCTGGAGGCTTCCTCAGTGGTCGCCTGGACTGCGGTACTGGACCGATCCTCCCAGGCCTTCTGAAGCTCTGCCAGCTCCTCAGCGTCCACCGTGCGGACGCTCTCCTGTAGAGGCTTGCCTTCCCACATGGCCATCTGGAGTTCCTCAAAGACTTCTCGTAGGGTGTCGTTGCTCGTTGTCTTGCGGATTCTCCAAGTGGTTTCCTTGGCACCGTCTGCCACCCTCAGGGTGAGGGTGGCCTTCTCAGCCTCCCAATTGAACCTCTTGCTGGTCACTCGCAGTCCATCTCCTCATCGTCGTCCGGGTACTTCCAGTCGTAGACCAGCGAGTCCAGGATGTCCTGAAGTGCGGCGAACTCCCTCTCTGCCTCGCGGAAGCGCTCGTACAGCTCATTGGAGATCTCGATAGGGCCGTACGAGCTGTGATGCAGCTTCACATCGTACACGTAATGCTCTCCGGACGCCACGTCCGTGTTAATCCAGACCTTCATCTAGCCCGCTCTCCTTGAAGAATAGTACCAAGTCCCAGGCGCCGTCTGCGACGATGCGGTTGTCTTCAGCGCCGAAGTGTCTGCACACCCAGTCCATGAAGTCTTCCTTGTACTCAAAGTATCTCACGGCCTGTTCGGCTATCTCTTCCCAATAGTCTACCTTGTCCGTCTCCATGATATCAAGCCGGTGAGGGTTGAATTTCACCATGGGGTTGAACGGGTAGTCACCGTAGAAGGCGATCAAAATACTCACCCCCCTCCAGGAGGTACATGCTGTTCACGTCTTCGCCCTCCGGAAGCTGAACCGCTTCCGTGCTCTGCGGGAACTGGTCGAGGAACTTTCGGATGAAACGAACACCAGCGGCATCACCGTCTCCGAAAACCACCACTCTTTGAAAGTCTTCAAAGAGTCGGTGCCAGTGTCGCTTCCAGGATTCGGCTCCAGGGAGTCCAACTGCCGGGTGTCCAAGCTGGCGTAGAATGAGCCTGTCCAGCTCCCCTTCAGTAACTGCAATTGTGTCCCCTGCGGAAACCAGGTCATCAACGCCGTATAGCCGAAGAGTCGCGCCAGGTCGTCCAAGGTACTTGGGACAGCCCACTTCACCGCAGTCATGGTCCCTGATGCATCGGTAGCGGAGATCGACAACTCCACTCCTTGTGGCGTAGGGTATGCTGAGACGCTGAAAGGCTGCATCGGGGTCTCCGTGAACTGGCTCATCTACCACCCCTAGTCGGGCCGAAACGGCTGTGGCCTCTGTAATTCCTCTGCCTTCCAGGTACTCGGCTGCCACGTGTAGATTGTTCTGGTACCGACTCGTCTGGGTCTCCAGCAAGCTCCTTGCTTCTGGAGTAAGCGTCTGCAAAGCTCAGTCCTCCCTGCCTCACTAGAAGGCCTACAGCATCACCCTTGACCTCGCAGGCCAGGCACTTGAAATAGTAGTCGTTGTGCCAGGCAGACGCATGCGCGTCATCGTGGAAGGGGCACCGCAGCTTGGAGCTGTATGGTGGTACCTCGACACCGAAGTGCCCCTCCAGCACGGGAACAATCAGGAACCTAGCGGAGGCTGGCAATGGGCTCAGTCCAAGCGTTCGTACGGCCCTGCTCAAGGTCTTCAGGGTCGTCAGTGACCCACGCAACAGATCCGTAGATAGCAAGAACGTACACCGCGACTTCTTCGCCTATCACGCCCATCTCCCGCCACTGGCCAGATTCGACAGGCCCCCTCTTCTTGGTGAAGGTAACTTCCACGTCCCAATTGTCCTCAGGGAACCAGTGGCTCCCCTCTTCGAAGATCGTATCATAGCCCACCACAAACCAGGCGGTATTCGGGTGGTCCAGCGAATAGCCTTCCGGGCCAATCTTAAACGTCTTCTTCTCAGTCATCCTCTTCACTCTCCACGAAATCCCCAAGGTACAGGACAATGAAGCTCTTGCCTATGGGCTTGCGCGGGTTCTTAACTACCAGCGCAGGTATGGGGGGCTGTTCCATGCTTCGGGCATGTGCGTACTGCTCTGCCTGCTTCCTGGCGTCTTCGAGTCTTGCTCCCAGTGAAGCTGAGGTATTGGCGTCCCGATTGGCTTTGAGCTGTAGGATGAATTCTGCATCGCCAAGAACAACGTCTCCTTCATCAGGGACAGTTCGTGCAATGCGTGCTGCAACCTGGTTTCGAGTTCGCAGGTAATTAACAACATCTGTTTCAAAATCGGTCCCTCGCCGCTTGTTGGCATTGGCCACTACTCCAACTCCTCTAGCGTGGCTATCGTCGGATCAATCAGGAACTGGATACTGCTGTATCCAGTGGCATCGGCGAAGCCGTTGCGGTTCTTCACAGGCGCCAGGTGAAACGAGTTGCCGTCATATGCTGTAGTCAACACCAGCACAGCAAACTTGTCAACCTTCTGAAGCAGTGCCTTCTTGCCCTGTGTCGGATTGCCCGACTCGTTCTCGCTGGTGTGGTGGGCGATGATGATGCAGGAGCCCGTCTCCCGGGCCAGTTTGTCCAGGTATTTGACGATAGACTCCAGGGAACCCCCTCCATCTTCATAGTAGTCCACCTTGAGCAGGATATCAACCACCACCAGGTGGGGCTGTTCACCCCACAGCTCCTCAAAGGCCATCATCTCCTCCTCGATGTCCTCCAGGGACGGAGAGGGGTCGAAGGACCAGCGCACCCAGTCCATGTCTGACAGCTTCTCGGAGGCCCACTCGGGGTCCTTCAGAGCCTTCACACGCATGATGTGACTGTCCTGCTTGGTGCGTCTTGAAAGGAACCGCGAGATGGTATCCATCTCGTTCGTGTCATTGCTGATGTAAAGGGTGGGGATCTTCAGATCATCCACCAACTGGCCGAGAAACATGGACTTCATGGACCCGCTGAGCCCTGCCACAATGGCAGTGCTGCCACGGTAGAAGTGAATCCCTCGATCCTTCAAGGATCGGAATACATCAGGAAGGGGCTCACCATTCGTGAGCCCCCGCCGAACCGCCCTAGCAAGCTTGAATGACAAGCTTACTTCTCCGCCCAGGAGCCATCCTTGTTGTGCCAGAAAGTCTTGGCGTAGCACTTGGGAACCGGGCACGCAACGCGGGCTGAGACGGTGGTACCATCACGCTTGGTGAAGGGCTCCACGTACACCAGGTCGCAGTTGTGCACCGGGCAGGTTCCCGAGGGAATGTCCCCAGCAGGGGCGCTGGCGGCCTGCGGAGCGGGCTTGGACCAACCACCCGTAGAAGCCGCTGCGGGCGGCTTAGCGAAGCCCTGAGAGCCCCCGAAGGCCTTGGCGAACTCCTTAGCCTTGCGGGCCGTCAGGTCCATCAGCTCCGTGTATTCGTCACTGTTCAACTGCGCAATAGCGTCTGCAACGTCTGTTGCGTGCAGCACGATCCAAGGCACCTCGAAACCAGCGCCAGCCTTGCTGGTAACCACCACACCGTCGCGGTCTGGTTTGCCGGTGTGCTCGACAACCGGCGGCTTGTCCTCCCACGGGTCGGGAGACCCGTCAACCTTCTTCGTAACCAATTTGCTCTCCGTGTCTTGGGTTGAGACGGTCATAGCTTCTTGTAGCAGTTGTATCGCCAGAGGCGAGGTAGCAAGCTCTTGCAACTCCGCAAGTGCCACAGTTCTTTCCTCGGTTTGGGAGGAAAACTCCGGACTCAAGCCCATCGTACCACTCCTTCGCCAGCTTATCAACAGTGGCTAGTGTCCAGTTGGACACGTCCATCTCGTAGAACTCGTCGTCCTTGAACATGTAGTTGTAAACCTGCACAGTCACAGGTACACGCAGATCTACAGCCACACTGCGGCTAATGTAGTCTCGAAGCAGAGCTGAGTAGATGCCTAGCTGCTGGTCGGAGTCAGGTCGTGTACTCCCGGTCTTGAGATCTACGATCTCAAACAGGTTTCCTATCCTGCTCACTCGGTCGATATACGCCTTGACCTTGATCCCAGAGGGCAGCGTGGTAGAAACATCTAGCTCCACCCACTTCCAGGTTTGCACCCGGTCAGCCCACTGCTTCACATACTTGGAACCCTGCTTCAGCCAGTGCTCGTAGCCCTGTGCTCGCGCACCATAGCCTGCCTTGCGCCATTCATTGTGGTCCGGGTGTGTCTGTTCTGCCTTGACTACCTCGTCCTGGAAAGCCTTGTAAAAAGCCAACTCGGGGGCATCGTCCCATTCACCCTTGTCCAGCCACTCTGTGGCTGTATGCACTGCACTCCCACCGAGAAGCCACCACGAGGGAACCTCCTCGACGCCCAGCTTCTTCAGCTCGAAGGCCTTGCCACAGCGGATGTAGGAGCTGATGGCTGAGTGGCTGGTGTGCTTCGGTATTTGAAATTCAATCATCTATCTCCTGGATTTTTCCGGCGCGCTTGTTGTAATGGAACAGGGTCCCACCGAAGATTCCCACAGACCCAGAATCCCTGGCTGCTTGCAGACAAGCCTCACGCACAGGGCACTGCGGGCAGAACTTACGCCACTCGGCGTCCGGCTTATGATACTCCCTCTCGGGGTAGTGCGCCTCTGTAAAGAATACCGAGGGATCAGCGTCTGCGCAAGCCGCTTGCTCAACCCACACAGGTTGCTCGTTGAACCAGCCGTGAAGCACTGTGGGGCTGCTGTTGGTCTTGACCCCCGGCAGGCGCGGGGGCTGGCGGAGGTAAACAATCTGGTCCTCCGTGAGGCCCTTGTAGAACCACTCCCGGTACCGGCCCTCATGCAGCAGCGTCTCGCTGCGTGTCTCGTAGGGGTCAACTATGTTCTCGTTCTGGGGGTTGCTCATGCCCAAACACTACCACGGCGTGTCAAGCCCCAGGCAGTGTCATGATAAGTCGGACATCCTTGATGTCCTGTACGACCACCAGGAGTTCGGGTGGACAACCACAGGGTGGCTCGGTATACTTGGCTCTTAGAGAAGTTGGTGGGGGAGCCTGTGGGGCTCCCTACGTAAGATAGTATACAGGTAAGAAGGCTACCTAGGCGGTAGCCTTAAGTATACCGCAGGGGCGCATGAGGCGCCCCCTTGACACACCATGCTAGGGTGGAGCCATGAGACACCTTGCCGGTGGCAGTATCCGGGTCCCTGAGGACCAGACGGACCTGGCCACCTTCCACGAATGGCTGGATCGGCAACACACAGTTGCCGTGGACACGGAGACGACAGGCCTGGATATCTATGCAGACGACCACCGTTGTAGGTTGATTGCTGTAGCCACGCCAGCAGAGGCGTGGGTGATCCCAGTGGAGGATCACAGGAACTTCCCCTACGGGATCGTGGGGCGCCTGTCAACCAAGCGCCTCATCATGCATAATGCCAGTTATGATATCCAGGTGTTCGCCAGGCACTACGGCAACGAGTACACCAAACAGATGATCGTGAAGCTGTGGTTGTGCACCAGGGACACCAAGATCCTGGCCCATCAGATAGACCCCCGTGGTCGTGATGAGGGTGGAATCGGTCAGTCCCTGGACGAGCTAGTCAAGCATTACATGCCCGAATACCAGAAGCTCGGAGAGGATCTGAGAAGTGAGTACCAGCGACTCAGACAAGAAGGCGAAGTCCCAAAGTCTTCCAAAGCTGCGGACATGTGGCGACTCCTGCCAATTGACAACGAACTCTACAACGTCTACGCAGGAACAGACGCCATCCTTACAGCCCGACTCTTCACAGAGTTCCGGAGGCGGGTGGACGTCAACAGCCAGTTGACCAAGGATGACCACAAGGTGGCGATGATCGCCACCCTCATGGACGCCAAGGGCTTCCTGCTTGATGTGGACTACACCCAAAAGCTCGCTGACAGCCTCTTTGAGGAAGAGGAGCGCCAGAAGGATATCGCGTGGGAGTTCGGGCTAGAGAACATCAACTCCACCGATCAGGTGTATCACGCCCTCATCAAGCGCGGGATAGAGATCACAGAGACCACACCCAAGGGTAACCCCAAGGTTGACAAGAATTTGTTTGCGTTACATGCATCAGATCCCCTAGTTTACGCAATCGTCGCGGGGAAGAAGGCGGGCAAGTGGCGGACGACGTGGGTAGAGAAGTTCCTTTCCGCCGCTGACGGCAATGGGAGAGTTCACCCGTCTACGAATACCTTGCGTGCCCGAACTGCACGTTTCTCTATCACGGGTATTCCCGCACAGACACTGCCATCCTCCGATTCGTTGGTACGGTCGTGCTTCGTGAGTGACCCGAACGAGGTGACAGTGGGCGTTGACTACGCCAACCAAGAGCTGCGCTTCGCAGCAGCCAAGGCACCAGATGCCCGCATGATCCAGGCTTTCCGGAATGGGGAGAACCTGCACATGATCACAGCATCGGTAGCATTCCCGGGCATGGATGTGTCCAAGGGCACCAAGCACTACGATCTGGGCAAGATGGGGAACTTTGCCGTGGGCTATGGCGCCGGTGTTTCAGGGCTGGTCCGCCAGGGTATGACACACGAACAGGCCGTGGCTGTCCGCAGCGGCATCAAGAGTGCCTACAAGGGCCTGACAGGCCTCTCTGAGCGCCTCCAACGGGAGGCCAGGGAGCAGGGGTACATCACCACCTGGACAGGCCGCATTCTCCCTGTGGACGAGGGCCGCGAGTACGCGGCCTTCAACTATTACATCCAGTCAGGTTGCCGGGACATCACGGCGCATGCTATGATTAGGATGTACGACGCGGGGTATGTAGGAAATATGCGTCTGGCCATTCATGATGAGATCCTTTTCAGCCTGCCGAACGAACCCGAGATGATTGAGGACGTGGCCAGAATCATGACGACCACGGTAGGCCCTCTGGAAATTCCGGCAGAGGCCAAGATCGGTTCTAGAAGCTGGGGAAGTTTGTATGACCAAAAGTGAGCCACAACAGCTAGGCAAGAACGATGCATCCGATGGTCCGGATGCCTACCGCACCACACCGAACCTCGGTGACAGCGAGCTGTTTCCAGGTGTGCAGGCTGTAAAGCCTGAGGAGCATGGCAAGTTCGGCACCCGCACTGGTCGCAACGAGAGAAAGGCTACCTGATGAAGCGAACTGGCTATGACTACATCCCCTCTCCTGGGGAGGACTACTATCCTCAGGGTAAGCCGGTTGACCCCGTGGCTGGGGCTAAGATCCTAGCCAGCGGTACCGACTCGAACCTGGTCCAGCAGACTGATGGCACCATTGTCCTCACGGACAAGAAGGGAAGGCGCAGAGGGGCATGACTCCGGAAGAGAAGAAGGCCTACGACGAGGCTGTGGCCAGGGCCAAGGAAATGCTTGCAGCGCAGAAGCGGGCTGCGAAGGCTGCCAAAAAAGACAAGAAGTAGCTGCCGGGTTGACAGGGCAGCCAGCATGCAGTACAGTATATGAAGAACACCAGCCTTGTGGGCTGGTATGACGCTAGATGCTACCGGTTGGGCTCTGCCCACTCTCACGGTACAGGCTGGTTACGGGAGTCAGCCCATCTAGCGAAGCGTAGTGCGCAGAGCAATCAGGCGAGATTCTAGACAAAGCAAAACCTGACCAACGGGCGTCGGCAACGTTGGACCGTACCCAACAGGGTGCGGACTGTGCACGAAACGTGACAACCTGCTAGAGCGACGTTTCAGGTAGGCTCTGTCACGGAAGCGGAGTGACTGGAGTTAGGTACCAGGCCGGGCCCATAACCCGGAGACGTGGGTTCGAATCCCACCTCCGCCACGCACAAGCTAGCCCCTAGGGCGTCAGCAACTAGGCCCGCCAGATGCAGCAACGGGACCATGGCTAGAGATCGAAAGGGCACTGTGACGCAGGGTTGGAAAAGAGCCAATCGAATCCGAGTAGATCACCTGCTAAGTGTATGGTTGCACACCGCAATGAGTACTCTAAAGCGGAGGCCGGTTCGAATCCGGCGGCAGGACTAGGCTTTGCAAGCTGATCCCTTGCATCGCTGAAGACAGGCTCGCTACCTGTTGGGGAGTGACAAGTTCGGAACTAGGAGACCAAACAGGCTGTAAGCCCTTGTGAAGCAAGGCTGGCAATGTGGATCCGCATAGGTGGTTCGACTCCACCCCTCCCACGGCCCGGGGACACGTACATGACAGTCCGGGATGAGAATAGTGACAGCCAACCGAGCTGGTGTTCTGGGCTATTCTTTGCGAACCGTGTCCTCTCAGGTAGCACAATGGCAGTGCCGTACCCAGTTGTGGTATGACGTGTGGTTCGATTCCCACCCTGAGAGCAAGCCACCACCGAAGTAATCACTATTACAACGTTCCGTTCTGGGGAACCCGGTGGTGGCCTACGGAATGTGGCCAAGCTTGGAAAGGCGCCTGCTTTGGGAGCAGGAGAGCGCAGGTTCGAATCCTGCCATTCCGACGACCATGCAAGCGATAGACTGGAGCTTTATGAGCAGCTACTGCGTGTGCGGTTGTGTACTCTGCAAGATGCGTGTCCACTGCCACCGGCGTAAGCGCGGATGTGACGCATGAAGAAAAGGCCGCACAGTCACCGAGCACCATATGATCCAAGCAAGGATACCCCACCTTCAACAGGCTACACCCACTGCGACAAGCAGCACTCCTGCTTCCACCACGGCTGCCTAGTCGGAGCCTGCGGTGACGGGACCATAGGGTCCCACTGTGAATCCCACACGAATGGCTGTCACATGGGCTGCTGAAGCAGGTACGACAAAAACCCCCGGACTCTTAAAGAGTCCGGGGGTTACTTCTATGCAGTCTTACACGGCGGCGACGCAGTACCAGTTGGTGCCGTCCGACATCCAGGAGGACGAGTGCTC